AATGCTCGTTACTCGAGGACTTGAACGAGTCCTTGCAGACCTTACCTCAATGGGGTATGACAGTCGGTGGGGAGTTGTATCTGCGGCCGACGTTGGTGCACCACATAAAAGAGAAAGAATCTGGATATTGGCTCACACCGAATTGCATGGACTCGTTGCCGACCAGGTCACCCGAAGCGCTCAAGAAACAGTACGACAACAACAGGCAAAACCGATCAACTCACTCGACGTTACGGGAGCAGGTGGTTTACCCGCCGCCGAGCCAGATGTGGCCGACCCCTGCGACCCGCGACTACAAGGGAGCCAATGGGTTCAAAACGACACAGGAAAAAATCTCTCAGGGCAAGCGCTCTCACATGGGTCAATTGCCCAACGCCGTGATGATGGAAAAAAACGAAGCAATTGGTGGGACGTTGAACCCGACGTGGGTCGAGTGGCTGATGGGGTGGCCGCTCGGGTGGACAGACTTAAAGCCCTTGGCAATGGACAAGTTCCTTTATGTGCAGCAACAGCATGGGAGTTGCTCAGATAATGCTGCGTGACTACCAACAACGCGCCATTGACCAACTTTACGCTTGGTTCAACGCGCACCCGACTGGCAACCCTTGCCTAGTCCTGCCTACCGGCTCAGGCAAAAGCCACATTGTGGCTGCACTTTGTAAAAACGCTTTGCAGGAATGGCCCGAAACAACTATCTTGATGCTGACGCACGTCAAAGAATTGATTGTGCAAAATGCTGAGAAGATGCGGCTGCATTGGGCAAACGCACCTTTGGGCATTTACTCGGCAGGTATTGGCAAGCGCCAGTTGGGCGAGCCGATTACGTTTGCAGGAATCCAGTCTGTAAGAACTAAGGCGCCGCTACTCGGGCACATCGATTTAGTTATTGTTGATGAGTGTCACCTAGTGAGCCACAAGGACGAGGGTGGTTACCGCAGCCTTTTAAACGACCTACAGGCGATTAATCCACATCTTAGGGTCGTAGGCTTAACTGCCACGCCTTATCGCCTTGGGCACGGTTTAATCACGGATAAACCCGCCTTATTCGATGCCCTGATTGAGCCGGTAAGCATTGAGGAGTTGGTACATAAAAAATATTTGGCAACCCTGCGTAGCAAATTAACAACAGAGCGGTTAGATGTGAGCGGTGTGCATAAAAGGGGCGGCGAGTACATCGACGCGGAGTTGCAAGCCGCGGTCGATAACGCCGACAAGAACATTGCGGTGGTGCGCGAAGTCATCAAGCTTGCGGGCAATAGGCGCGCCTGGCTATTCTTTTGCGCGGGCGTCAAACACGCGCAGCACGTCTGCCAAGAGTTAATCAACCAAGGCGTAACCGCGGCCTGCGTGACCGGTGACACACCCAAAGCCGAGCGTGAAAGGATCTTGACCGAGTTTAAAGCGGGGCGTATCCGTGCGCTGACTAACGCCAACGTACTAACCACCGGCTTTGACTATCCCGATATTGACCTGATTGCCATGCTGCGCCCCACCATGTCAGCTTCCCTCTATGTGCAGATGGCAGGACGTGGGATGCGCCCCAAGAGCCACACCGATCATTGCTTGGTGTTGGACTTTGCGGGGGTGGTCGAGATGCACGGGCCGATCACTAACGTGCAGCCACCAAAAAAAGGTGGGTCAGGCGAGGGTGAGGCGCCTGTGAAAGTGTGCGACGTATGCCATGAGATCGTCCATATCTCTGCCCATGAATGCCCCAACTGCGGCACACCATTTCCACCGGCGCCTGAAAAGAAATTGGTGTTGCGCCACGACGACATCATGGGGCTTGAGGGTGTTGATATGCCGGTCAGCGAATGGCATTGGCGCAAGCACGTCAGTCGTGCAAGTGGTAACGAAATGATTGCGCTTACCTATTACGGCGGCCTAACTGACCCACCCATCACAGAGTACCTGCCGGTGCTGAATCAGGGCTATGCGGGCACTAAAGCCATTCAATTGCTGCATGACATTGCAAGGCGCTCTGATGCAACATTGTCCGGCATTGATCAAGCGCAAGTACCGTTAACGTATTTGGTTACACAGATGAATGAGTCCAACCCGCCAAGCACAATTTCGTATAAGCGTGATGGCAAATTTTATAAGGTGGTGAAACGACTATGGCAACAACCTCAGAACACCTAGAGCAAGCCCGCGTAGTGATGTGGTTTAGGCGCACATATCCGGATACATTAATCTTTGCCATCCCGAATGGCGGACTTCGCTCTAAGTCACAGGCTTTGAAGTTAAAAGTCGAGGGCGTTGTGCCTGGCGTACCCGATCTTTTTATCCCTGCGTGGCGCGTGTGGGTGGAGATGAAGAAAGCCAAAGGCGGGAAATTGTCAGAAGAACAACAATTAATGATTAAATATTTACAAAGTGTGAATTATTGTGTTATTGTGGGTCATGGTGCAGAAGACGCCATCAATCAACTAACGGAGAAATACCATGAAATTATGCAAAGATTGCAAACACTTTGATAACAGCAAGTTGCTTGTTGAGTGCGCCCGTCCTATGGGCATTAGTTTAGTTACAGGCGAGCCAAAGTTTCGCAAGATATCAGCCGAGACAGAGCGTGGGCTTGACGCTACTGGTTGCGGCACCCAAGCCAAATACTTCGAAAGCAAATAAAACAATTGCCCCTTCGGGGGTTTAAGGAGATCGACATGGCACTACAAGAATGGAGCATGGAGTTACTCACAGTTGTGTTGGCGTTGCTTGATGACGCTGACCCTAAGTCTGAGGCAGCAATTAAGGCGCGCCAGTTGTTGGCCACCAAGATCACCAACTAAGGATCCGACATGAAAGTTCAAAACTTAAATCACGCCAACGTAATTGAGTGCCGCTTGAGCGGTATACCCGCACAGATTGCCGTGTGGCGCGGTGGCGATTACACCGTGATGGATAGCAGGGGTTATGCCGCCCCTTGGCTTGAGCGCAAAGCAGGGCAGTCTGCCGTGTTTGAGGCAATCCAGATTGACGCTGAAGAGCGTTTTGATATTTATCAAACTAAGGAGTAATTATGAAACAAGAACCTAAAGACCACTTTGTAACCATCCGTATGCCGATTGAGTTGTTCAAGGTTGTGAAAGCACTTGCCGATGGCCAGACGCGCTCGGTGAGCCGTCAGATCATTCACCTAGTCAAGACTGGGTTGGAGGCAAAATGACCCCTTATGAAAAAGGTTTTGAAGATTGCAAAAAGCAAGTCAAAGTTGCAATGGTTGCGGCTGTTGAAAATGCCATCCTAATGGAACGCGAGGCTTGTGCGCGGTTGGTAGAAGAGATGGCCAGTAGGGTCGATGACATCCGCCGCGCGGTGCTTGAGGTTGCCGCTGAAGGTATCAGAGCAAGGTGGCAGAAATGAACAAACGAATAAAAGAGTTGGCTGAACAAGTAATCGGATTTGAAGCAAAGTCTAAATCTTTAACTTTTTCTGTTTCCGAACTTGAACGCCTTGCCAACCTTGTGCGCCAAGACGAGCGTGAGGCTTGTGCGAAGTTGTGTGAGATATATTCATTGGTGGGAAATCTTGCGGGTTTATGCGCTACAGCAATCAGATCAAGGGGCAACCATGAATCGACTTGATTTAATTATTGATGCGCTTGAACGTAAAGAAGGTTTTTATAATAAATATAAACTTGAAAATGCACTTGAAGCAGCCCGTGAGTTGAAAGCGTTGAAGCCTGTGGCGTTTATTGAAAACCACAAGGCAGGACAAAACCTGTCGTGGTCACAAGATGATTTGCCGTATGCAAAAGCAACACCACTCTACGCACTTGATGAGGCGACAAAATGAATTTTGACCAAGGCAAGTTGGCAGGAGGGTTGACGGATGAAATGCTTGCGCTGATACACCAATATGATGAGTCGCTGTACTTGGCTACTGTGTTGGGCGTACTTGAGATTGTGAAAGCGCAATTGATTACTGACCATTTAGACGAGGTGACGAAATGAATCCGCTTGACCAACTTAAAGCCGTGCTTTGTGATCCAAGTGGTCGGTGTTGCATTGATGGATCAGACGAAGACCGCGCAATTATTGACAGAGCATTGAAAGAGTTAGCCAAGCCTGAGCAAGCCAAGTCTATTTGGATTCTTACGAGAGAAATAAACCAATACGATCAAGACGGTGAATATTTTGTTGGGGCGTGGAACCAAAAACCAACGCATCAAATGCTGACTGAATTAGGCGTACCTCAAAAGCGACTGCGGAAAGTCCTTGATGGTGGTGGGCGTGTTTATCCTGAAGAAGAATGGTTTTATTTAAAGGAACAAAAATGAGCCGAGCAATTATGCAGCAAGCGTTGGATGCTTTGAAAGCGTGGGATTCACTGATTAAATATCAGTATTCAGGCACTAGCGAGGCAATGACCGCTATGCAGTACGCAGCGTGGAATACATTAGATGTCATTGGGAAGCTTGAAGCAGCAATCGCACAGCCTGAGCAAACCATCGTACCGTTTCCGTCTTTTATGAGAAAGCGGATTGAGGAAGCGATTGATGATGCAATCAACCCACAAGGCATGAGTGTTCACGATGGTAAGGCAACGGTGTATGCGGCTGATCTACAGCGGATGCTTTTAGTGGTTGACCTTGCGGCACAACAGTTAGCCGAGCCTGACCTGAGCATCGAAGCAAACCGTGTTGCCTATGATGTTGCCATGCACTACGCAAACAAGACGAAGGAGAAACTGGGATGATTACAGAGAGCCAGGTATACAAACAAATCGTTGAGAACCTTGCACAGATCGACGATGACATTGCCCGCTTGCGCCATCAACACCTTATGCTACGCGTTGACATTCAAATACTATGGAACAAACATAATGAAAAACCTATATTCAGTAGCCGCCCACAAATTAAGAACGATGGGATACAGCACTCCTTCTGAAGGCGCGATTCTTGGTTTGGCAGCAAGCGTGTTGGGTGGTGGGCCGACAGAGCCTCGGGCGCTATTAGAAGCGTTTATAGCGGCTGTGCCGCCCAAGTTAGTCAAGGGCGCATATCAGATGCCCAAAGCGTTACAAATCAACGCAAGACGCGCTGAGAAAGAGCAGGTCACAATCATAACAATAGGAGGTTGACATGGTAGTTTACGAAATTATTATGTGGTTTTACGCGTCGATGGCGCTGATGGTTGGTGCTTTATTATGGATATTTCACACACGCGAGAAGCCCCATGTTTACCCGCCCGAGTGGGTCTGCGACGGGTGCGGTCAAGTTTGTAGTGAACTCAAGGAGGGGTATTGTGAATACTGCATCAAGAAATATTGATCGTACAAGTGCCAACTGGACGGGGCGTATTGCG